CACACTTAGTTTCTACCATACGATAGAATTTGTCAAGTACTTTTATTTTTAAACTTATCTTCATTTTTGTAATCCATTGTATTTTACAGCAAGACTGAATTGCCCCAACTTCTTCTGTCCAGCATTTCCAGACTTATTTGTTCTAATTGACATATTCATAGTTAACTTGTCTTGTCCAGATTTCAACTCTATAAACCAACTTTGTTTAGATGATTTACTAGAATATGCTTTAACAAACTGTACTTGTGGTAAAAATACTCCAAGGGCATCTTTGTCTGTTACTTCCTCATACTTGTCACCAATTGCTTTGATAACTAAAGTAGGAACATCTGGAGCATCCCTCAATACTTCATGTCGAATATAATCTACGGTTTTCTCTTTATTCTTATTAAATAAGTCAATAACACCATTTCTCATAATTTCTAGATACTGATTGTAATACAACTCATATTCTTTATTATTCTTTTGGTCAAATTTTCTTAAAGCATTAACAGTTTTAAGTGTGCCTGATCTTTGTCTATATTGATTTTCTGCTGGGAAATCTGGTATTTTTGAATATATTTGAGAATACACCGTTTTCATTAATGTATCATGTATTCTTTTTTCTTTGAATACATCAAAAATCTTTGTAGTATATGTGTTAAGTTGTGGTTCAGAAGTTTTCTTTCCACCAGCTTTTAAACTCACACCTAATATACTTTTATCGGCATACATTAAAAACATATCGCCTGGGTGTCCACTTGGAACACCAGAAGGTTTTTGACGATATCCCCAAAATACACTTTGAATAGGTTTGTCGTTATGTTGATCTGTTAAGAATTTTGTTATTGCAATTGCATTAGTCATCTTATCTTCAAACTTAGATGATGTATCTGCTTTATTAATTGTCTCTTGAGCGGCTTGTAAGTCTTTACTACCAATACATTTAAGACTTTTGATATCCATGTCTAATAGATATTTATGAAATGCTTGTGTGTCTCTAGGTGTATATTTTGTTTCAAATGCAATACAAGGAAATAGTTCTGTTATACTTGCATTAAGGGTAGTTTCTGCCATACCACCAGAAATAGGTTTCACAAAGATACGAAACTTCTTACCTTCATGTTCACCATCAATTGGGTCAACACTTGATTGAGCAGTTCCTAACTGTGCCTGAATACCAGCTTGATTAAGATTCCTTAGAATCTCATCTCTATCCGTTTCTCTATCTTTTGAACGAACAATTATTACATCTCTAGAAGTAGAAGATTGTCTCTCATTCTTCTCGAAATCAAGTCCTCTAAAAATATCTACTGGTAATGTTGTTTGTTCTGATAAGAAATACTCCTCCACCAAATCAAGTTTAGGTTTATATGTAGATGCTCTACGCCTAACTTGTTGAACGGATTTCTTTAGTAATGACATCAGTTTCCCCATTTAAATATAGTTACATTGTTATTTATAAGAAACATTTAGTTTGGCCTGCTCGGTAGGAGTCGAACCTACGACCTATTGCTTAGAAGGCAATTGCTCTATCCAGCTGAGCTACGAGCAGATAACAAACTTAAACTTTAAAGGTAGAAAATTTATCGTATTTTTGGTTCTGTCCTTTATCAAATATAGGTGTATCCTCGTCAATTTCTTGACCACTTTCCACTATGTCTTTCTGTTCGTTTAGATCAACATCACTTAGTTTCATCCTTGACCTATCAACACCTATCACAAACCTCTTGTTCATTGTAGGATCGTTGTATCGGTTCTTCAATTGTTTGACTACGATTTGGTTTAGTTCTTCAAGTTCTTCTGTAGAAATAAGCGCAAACATGAAATCTGCTGTTGCAGGCAACCCAAACGATTCAGATGTATCCTCAAGCCCGACATCTGTTGAGGAGAATCCACTTCTTGTTGTCTGTGTTGCCGACATGATTGGTAAATTATTCTCAACGGCAAGTCCTCTAAGTTCTTCTGCAACTGCTTTGATATACATGTAAGAATTGACATTCTGGGCTCCTTTAAACCTTGACGATGCACATATATTTAGATAGTCTATAAATATAATATCTGGATTGAATGATTTCTTAATTGCAAGTTCTTTAATCAATCCTCTGAAATGAGCACTATTTGCACTTGCAGTAGGATATTCTTTAATAATTAACTTACCCTCTGTTTTACTTCGTATCTGTTCTACCTTATCCGTGAACATTGTCTTAGGTAAATCATGTAGTTCTTCCATAGTAACATTCATTAGGTTTGCATCAATACGTTCTGCAATACGTTCCTCTGCCATCTCTAAGGTGATGTATAATACATTCTTACCTTGTGATAAACAGTTTGCAGCCATATGACACATAAACAAAGATTTACCAACACCAGTTCCAGCAAGACATATATTCAAAGTCTTTTGTGGTAAACCACCCTTTGTAATCTTGTTAAAGAAGTCTAGGTCAAAAGGAATCTTAATTTCCTTCTTATGGTAAAACTCATATCTTGATTCTCCATCGTCAAGATAATCGTGTCCTACAGATTGGTCAAAACTTACAGCAAGAGCATCTCTCATTATTTCTGGAATTGCTTCTTGTGTTCTATCTCCATCTTTACCATCAATAATTGCAATACCGTCTACGATTGCATTATATACTGCTTTATCTTTACAGAACTTTTCTGTAGTATTTACTAACCACTCTAAGTCCACTTCTGTTTCATTTAGATTCTGAATAAGAGCAACAACTGATTTGTGTTCTGTATCAGTTAAGTCTCTTCTGTTTTCTAATTCAACTTCTAGAGAAACCTTAGTAGGGCGTTTTTTGTATTTGTCAACAAATTTGACAATTTCTTCAAATACAACTCTATCTTCTTTTAACTCAAAGTATTTTGGTTTGATGAAAGGAATAACCTTTCTACAAAAATCATCATTCGTTATTAGATTCGATAATGTCGTTTTCTCGATTGTGTTGGTCAATTGTTCCATTATTATTTCCTGCTTGTTCATCTATAATTTCTACCAGTATGTCACCGATTTGTTTAAAAAACACTTCGTCAAACTGGGATTTGTCTAAACCATTATTATCTAATATATCATACTCGAAGCGAAAAGGCAAGTCTTTTTTTTCATCTGGTTCTCCTAAAGTCACTTTTCCGTATTTGTAAACTACACCTTTATACATTCCAGTATTAATACCAATACAAGTTGTGTCTGGATACTTTGGTGAGTTTAAGTAAACATATCTCTTTTGATCAATTTTTATTTTTGCAGTTTCTTGTATATCAGACATAATGTAAATAACTCCCCACGATATATTTTGGTGTGTCTATTGGTTTTTGTCCAGCATGTAACCAAGGCCACATTGGTGGAAATATAAGTAAAGAACCTTTCTTACATGGCGAACCTTTATTCATTAGGGGGAATGTTGTCATACCACCTACATTGTCATCTAAGTACAAGAAGAATACTAAAAACCTTCTTGCATTTTCATAGTTGTTTACATCTACATGTGCTCTAAATTCATCTTTATCGTTTGGTAGATATCTTTTCATCCTCAAACCTTCAAGTCCATATTTATTAGGCCACATTTCTTTAGTAATACCAGCTTGCATTTTATAATCAGCAACTCTAGATAGAAGTATTTTTTGAAGTTTTTCACTATCTTCTTTCCACTCATCATGCTCGTAAAGATGAATTTGTGTAAAGTCAGCAGTGCTTTGTTTAATATCTTCATAACAATTACTACTCTTATCAAACTTTTCTTTTAGATAATTACAGTATTCTTCATCAATGACATTATCATGTCGTTTCACAAAACTCATCAAGTCCATTATATCTTCCTAACTGTAAAATCTATAGCCATTCTTTTGTGGTCTGTTAGTATATCAGAAGCCGCATGTGGAATTGTAGAATCAAATAATGCAAAAGATGTTGGTTTGATATAGTTAGAAACACCATCATGTGTAAAACCACCACCCCAACTTTCTTTCCAATCACTATTCACCACACCCAAGATTTTAATTACATTATCTTGTTTATTATGGTCAGTGTGGATATTATCTTTTCGATTTTTATCCTTTATAGACAATCCACAAAAATATATTTCAGGCACAAAGAAATCTTTTCCTCCTGCTTCATATATTTGTATTAACAACCCCATTGCAATACCAGCAAGTAGTGGATGTTTAGTGTCATCATTATCTATAATATCTAACTTTAGATGTTTTTCATCCAGCGATTTGCCCATTGGATATTTTAGATTCCAACTGTCATCGTTAGATGCAACATGTTTAATCATATCTAAGTAGAATGGACTACAACAATTATCTAAAATTTTAACCGCCATATTTAAACTCCTTTGAAGCAGCTTCTTCTAGTTTCTCCATAACTTCTTCTGTGAAATATTTCTCTGGATCACCTAAAACAGCTTTACCATATTGTTTTGTACCATCAGGCATTAAATACCTTGGCCCTTCTTTCTTGAAAACTTCATACTTTTCTGCAAGTTCAATCAATCCGTAATATTTATCTAGTCCAGTACTATAACTCAATCTAACATCAACCATTTTGTTTTCAATAGTCAATCTTGATTTGTGATTCTTACAGTGAATAATATTACCGACAACATCTGTACCTTCTTTATCTTTTCTTTTAGATAAGAAGATAATTGATGAGGCTGCATACTTCAATCCAGAACCACCACCCATTTCCTTAGTAGGAAACATAGAACCCATAGAGTCATATGTGTGATTTGTTACAATCATTGGGATACCAGCTTTACCAAGTTTCAAAGTCAACACTCTAAATGCAGCCTTAAGAACTTGTGCTCGTGTCATGTCTCTAGTTTCTTTTCCTGCTTCTGTATCCTCTACTTCCTTTGTAGTAGATAACATACCAAGTGAATCTAAACACATCATCATAGGACGTTTTACATCCACATCTTGCTGAGAAAATCTATCTGCAATTTTAATCGCTTGTGTTCTAAACTCTTGTACAGTAGTAACTGGCATCATAACCATCCTAGTTGGGTCAATACCCCTATCAACTACCATCTGTTTAGTAATAGCACTTTCTGATTCAAAGTAAACTACACCACCATCTGGATTTGCATCCAAAAAGTTCTTTACCATTCCCATCAAAAAGAATGTCTTACCAGTTGCACTTTCACCAGCAAGAGCAGTAATTTTGTTTGCAGGCAATCCACCATACAAACTACCACTCAATAGTGCATTGAAAATGTAACTACCAGTATCTACAAAGTTTTCTACGTCACCAGCGGCAACACCATCGGATACTAAATCAGCATACTCATTTCCAGTTATTTTAATTATGTCTTTTAAAAAATCATTCATAAATCACTCCTTCTAAATTAGGTTCTTCATAATTTGGGCCTTTCATGACCTTACCATCTTTTCGATACATGGGTTGACCATCTTCACCTAATTTTGTCATATTAGATCGTTGAACCTCATCAAAACATTTGTCTAAGTCTAATCCAAATGTATGTCCAGCACCATAAACGACATATAAAATATCAGTTAATGCATCTGCCACATCTACAAGTGTACCACTTTCGCAAGCTTCTTCTAGTTCATTCAGTTCTTCTCGTATTAAATCAATCCTCAAATCCACTTCTTCATCTGTTGGCCATTGAGGATTTTCTCGTATTTTCTGCTTGAAAGCAGACATAAAGTTTTCGACTTTGTTAAAGTTTGTTTGATTCATTTGTAGATCCTATCATAATTAGTGTTGTTTGTCAAGTAAAAAATTCACTTAATGTTGCAACTCCGTGTTTGTCTGCAACTTTATTTACATTACTAGAGTTGTGGTTTGTTACAGTACCATCTATAAATGGTAGTGTCTTTGTGAGAGTATATTTTTCTTCGCCTGGTTTCTTTATTTTCCATTGTAAATCAACATCTTTGGGATAATTGATATTCCAATCCATAGTGGACTGTTTAAGATACTTCTTAGCCTTTTTATTTAGTGGGTAAATATATCTAAATTGTTTACCCCATACTCTACTAAATCCTAATTCACCCATCTTCTTATCACTTGGTCTTGGGCCATACTTAGTATCCATACGATTCATTTCTTTTTTCATCTTTCTTTGGATAGTTCTGAAATGTACCTTTTCACCAGTTTCACTCAAATATATATCTGTCCAGATGAACCCACCAAATAAGAAGTTAGCGGCCTGATAAACATATCCTGGCTTACCAACAATTCCATCTGCCCATGTGTAAAGATATTTTATATTAGGTTTATTTTCTTTCAACCATTTAATAGTTAAACTCTGCATTTGTGATTCTGAATTTCTGGGCATCTTATCATCCATACACATCTTACCTATTTCAAAATAATCAGCAGTTGTTAACTCTGGAAACATCTTTCTTATTGTTCCCATAGGGTTCGTACCCCAACCCAAAGTTAGAACACCAACCAATTCTTCATCTACATATGTACCAAGATAATGTTTAGTTAGTTTGGGCATCACAGCACTATAGTGTCGTTCTTGAACGAATAGTGTTGCAACTCTCCAATCTATAGGTTTAATTATCACCCCTTATGTCTCCTCAAATAAGCGGCTCCCGCTTCTAAAACTTCTGGACGATCTAGTGAACGTCCTATCATAATATTACAATAGTCACAGATATATTCTCTTGGTGTTTCAGTTTCATGGTCATGATCTAACACCCAAACAGTTTTTGATGTTGCAGACGATAATCCTTGAAATGCACCTCTACCTCTGATATATTCTTCATTGTCATTACAAATACCACACTTATGATCCGACTCTGGTTTAGCTATTTCTTTTCTAACTTTATTAAGAATTTTTGTTTGGTGATTATTACACACTTTACAAATATTCTTAGTTTCTCTTGAACCATCTTTTCTGTGTCCTCTGTTTGCAAAGAGGTCTAAATGTTTTACCTCTTTACAAGAATAACACATCTTTGTATGCTCAACTTCTTCTGGGCCCCATAATGTTTGAATAATCATATTGGTAACTTTCCAACTTGACTATCTGTATACATTTTCTTCCACTTGATTTTAATCTTCTTGAAATCTCCACCCATAACATTCTCTTTAATGCCATTCCATGATACATGGTTAGGATACATCTCAATAAGTTTTGCATGAGTATCATTAATTAAATCTAAAGTTCTCCATTCGTTACATCCACCCTCAACTAGAATCTTAGAAATATAACCAAACTCATCCCATATACGATTTGTATGTCCTTTTTCAAACAACTGTAATACCATATGAATATCTTCACATACTGGTAATGACCAATCTAGTTTTGTCTCATCAGGCATTTTATTACCATTGAAAAAGAAACCACAGTTTACAGCAGCGATATCAATAAATGGTTTTCCTGCTGGTGGTAGATTACCTTGACGAAAACCAGCGAAATCAACTTCATCTAACCATCGACTAGTTTCTGATAACATATAATCCCAATCCTTAGCGTCCATAAATCTTTTAGATTTTTCTTTACCAGGCGTTCTACGAATGAATTTTAAGTCATCGTCAAACACTCCGTATTTGATATTCATAGATTTCATATATATCCAGCGCCTAGTCTCCGTGATCCCAATATCATCATCAGGCAAAACCATTATGGGATAATTTGGGTATAAATGTTTTTCCTTCGGTTGCACTACAAGAGTAGTAATAGATTGTGTAGGGCCTGACAAATTATCAAAAGTAATTTGGTTGTGAGATCGGCCTAAGGTCGGTATATAAATCTGATCTATCATATCGCAGTGTCCATTCTATTTGTAAATTCGTGATAGTAAGCGTCCAGAGATAACAATACTTGTTTGTAGTTGTTTCTATATTCTTCTAACTTACTGTTAAAGAAATCTTCATCTCTTAATTGTAAAATCTTTTCTTCTAGTTCTTCAAACTCTTGTACTCGTTGCCATTCATCAATTCTGTATGTATTATTCTTATCATAGTCTCTCCATACAAATGGCACCATTCCAATTGAAAGTGCTTCTGGATACCTACTAGTTGTGGCATATGGGTCAATCCAGTTAAAACAAAGTGTACTTCTTGCTGGTTCTAACATTGGATATAATTGTTTCCAATCTTTAATCCATGCGGCTTGTCGTTTTACCCCACTAGGAAAACCACCCACCATTACAGTAGATAGTTGTGAACGATAGATTTTACGAATTGTTTTCTCTCTATCGTTACCATGTTTCATACGACCCCAGTAGGCCCAATCAACAGTTTTACCTTCACTCATCATATCATAAAGAGGATTTTTTAAAGTCTGAATAAAATGATATTTCATACCGTGGATATTTCCACTAAAATCTATTTCATCTATCGTAGTAAATCTTGTAATTGTAGTACCCTTTAAAGTATGCACTCTATACAACTCTTCTGTGTCACCCCTATCTGAACGAAACATAATCACCTTTTTATCTCTAAAGAACGGGCGAATAGTTTCCATATGACTTTCAGACTTTGCAAGGTCTTTTGGATTCATCTGTAACTCACCATGATACCTAAACTCTGAATCACTAGGTATGACAATTACATCGGCCCACTCAATATTCTCTGGTGTTCGTTTGGGTCTACTTTCATCAAACGATACGTTATATGTTCTGTATTCATGTTGTGGGTTTGCTTTCATCCACTTGACATAGTTTTCAAAGAAACTATCTAGGACAGTTTCTAATGGGCCATTATACTTTACGTTACTTCGTAATCTTGCAATTGTTATTTTCATTACATATCTTCTAAAGAGTTTTTGATCTTATATTCTAATGAAATCACCTCTACATTAAAACCCTTAGGCGCAATCCAAAACTCAATGTCATCCATCACCTTAGGCAACCACTTCTTGTTCCACTCTTGCATGGTCTTCCAATTGGGATGGGTGATGTAAATAGTTGCATACTTCTTCTTTGACTTTGCCTTTACAAGTAACTTTAACTCATCTTGTAACGAATGTAAGTTAAACTTTCCAGATGAAGCGTGCATTGAAATTGAATCCTTATCAGTAGCATTTTCAAGAATAGTAGCTAATTCAGACTTGTATAGTGACCACTTCTTCCAAATCCAACCATCAGGCAACTTATCATTTAGAGTAATCGTTGTCTGTGCCTTATTGATAATCCAGTTGATTTGTCTTGTGCTCCAATTCATATCTTCCAAGTATTTAATATTATCTGTTGAGTCGGCCGGAACACCTTTCTTATTAAATGCAGCAACAATCCATGCTACTTGGTCGTCTGGATGACCAACCTTTGTAGCCTTTTTCTGCTGAGGATTTAACAGATTAGCAAGAATTTGTAACTGTGTGACATCAAACTGATTCCAAATCTTCTTTGAGATATACATAACTGGCACCTTAATTACATGAGAAACCCTCTTTGCGGCCGCAGTAGTGTGATTACCATCAAGAATGATATCATCACCATTCTTTCCATATCCCTTTAATACAATAATTGGATCAAAACTATCAATCTTTCCATGTAAGTCAATCATAGCATCTGCAAGAACTCCAACATGATTAGTGTCAGTATTTTCTACCCTTGTCTGATACCTCGCAAGTTCAGTAATTATTGACTTCTCAATCAACTCAATAGGTAATTCCTTAGTCTTAATCATTTGAGATAATTCCCTCAATTCTAAATTCTTACCTACTGTCTTGAGGTACTTACCACCACCATTTGACTTGTTGTAGTATTCTTCATTGTTGTTCGCATCTACTTCTAATAACATATTTCTCTCCAATGTCGCCATATTAATTTTAGTTCCTTGTTTCACAATCTTGTATTCATTATCACCCTCAGCAAAATCTTCCATGAAAATAGGACACTTACTTGAATGAATATAATTAGAAATAGTTTCTCCTTTTTTTAAAACATGATAACCAATATACTTCTTTCCAGTTCCATTAACTGTGATTTCGTAAACATAAGCTTCTTGATTCATATTTTTTCTTTCTCTTGATTGTTTATACTAATAGTATAACAGCCAAAAGTGCATTTGTCAAGTAGGGCAAAAATCTCCAGTAAAAACAAAGACTTAAATTTAACGTAAAATTTGTGTTTTAGCACAACTGCGAATCACCTTATTATATCAATCTTATCCATAGTATCTTTATTCCAGACTTCAAGTTCTTTTCTTAACTTGTCCTCTCTAATCATTTTAGTGTATCTTTTAGTAGAAAGCTTCTTCCACCACTGTACTACATTTTCAAGTTCAAATCTATCATAGTTTTCTGCTTTTGTCAAGGTATTTGTTTCACCTAGTAAAACATTTCTTGCATTTTCATATCCATATGTTGACATATAAAATCTTTTCTGTGTGGTCACTTCTCCTGCTTTATTCATTGCATCTGTAAATAACTGATAGGCCTTTGAGTCATGTTGTTTTAATGATGCCTTAACCGTTCCCACCATCTTGGTCTGCATCTTTAACTTTCTTGAACTTGCACCTTTATGTATTAGGTCTTCACCACCGTTTCTTTCAGTAAACCAATCTCTCATCTCCATATAGATTTCTTCTCCAAGTGTCAATAGAAACTTAGATTGAGTATCACCTTTGTATCTTAGATATGGGCGCATACCATCATACATACTACCACCTTTGATATTACCATAAAGACTTGTAGTTTCAAATAGACAGAACTTTGTATTATACTTCTTATTCAACATACGTCTAGTTGCATGAGAACAACAAATAGCTGCAAGTAACTTACCACCAAGATAATTATACCCAAATGGTTGTGCAGGCACAATATTAAATCCCATGATAGCACGTTTGTTAAAGATATCTAAATCTGGAACACCACCAAGAAAATCATTTCTAGGTTTAGAGTTAATTAGTGGACTACCATAACGTATAAATCCTACAATAGTATTTGTAGTTGTTTCCTTAACAACTAGTTTCAAAGTCTTGCCTGGGTTTTCATCTGGACTGAATGATGCAGTCTTTTCTAATAGTGTATCATATACCTTGTTTGGTATTTCTACAACTTGAAAGTTCATATCCTCTGGATGCATATCAAAGTCTTGAAACAAATCATCTTCAATTGACATGCCAGGCAGTGGTGACGGAATATCTTTAACTCTTTCAATCTTTCTTACACGAAAGTAATCATCAATGCGATTAAAATCTTTGAAGTATTTCATCAATTTTGTAGCAGCGTATATTGAGTCTTGTCTGTCTAGTATCATAGAAAATCCATTAAGTTACCTTGTTGGCCATATGTGCGATCCACTGTCCATTTAAGTTTGGACACAATAAAGTTTAGTGGTTCAACAAATGACTTTTCAAATTGTTGTTCATAATCAATCATACTCTGTAATCCAAACTCATCAGGCATTTTTGTAATGAATGAAATAGAACTTGATTGGTGAGCATTTGGTATTCGTAAGTGCAAGAATTTAATCTTATCCCCTTCTTGAATGTATGGGTATTTGTTTACTAGTTTCTTTTGTTTGAGAAGATGGTTGTATAGAATTGCTCCCTTACAATGAATAGGGGCTCCTTTAGCAAATAGGGAACTAGGATCACTCCATTTCGTCAAACCGTTTACACTTCTAGGATATGCAATCATCTCTGCTGGCATGTTCATAAACTCTTCTCTAAAGTCTCGTATAAACTTATTTAGCATTTTCTCATCACCACTCATGATGATTTTCAAACCTTCTTTAATTTTGTTTCTACAAGGTTCTGGCGTAGAAGATTTTACTGCTTCAATACCCATAATCTTTAGTTTAGGTTCTTGATAACGAACACCCTCATTATCCCACACATTAAGAATATATCGTTTCTTAGCAGTCCATATACCCTTGTCAGCGATGACTTCTCTTGACATCTCCATCTTCTGTTGGTATGCTTTCATGTAAGTAGCGAGTTCTTCATAACATGAACTGATATATGGTTCTATCTTATCCTTTGCAATGCTGTCTAGAAAATCAATTGGACTAGATGGATTAAACTTTTCTACCAAAGAACCGAATGTAACATAGATGGAATCTGTATCAGAAGCAACCACATAATCTTGATTATCAGTTTTGAGTAAATTGTTCATATAACTATTAATCTTGTTTTCAATCCAACGAATAGATAATTGTCCAGAAGTTGTAACAGCCTCTGCCATTGCAAGGGAGTAGTATCTGAAATACTGATTACCGATAGCACCATAAGCACTGTTCAATGCAATCTTTCTTGCCATCTGAATATTATCATACTTAGAAATCTTTTTAAGTAGTTTTGGTTCTTTGGTATCTTCATATTCTTGTTTTGCCTGTAACATCTTCTTCTTGAATACGACACGATCATTGTACATGTTTTCCATCAACTCTGGAAGAAAACCTTTTGTATCTGTTCTGAACAATGCACCGTTTGGTGTCATAGTGGTATCTTTGAAAATAGATGTATCAACTTCCTTGTTTAGAAGTTTGTCCACCTTCATACCTTTTACCGTATCCAGAGATTTTAATGTTTCTGGGGAAATATTATATTGCATCATTAAGTGTGGATACAAAGAGTTCAAGTCAAAAGACATAATCCATTTATGTTCACCGACTATAGGGTCTTTGACATATGCACCCTCAAACTTCTCTGCCTTTTCTGAATGACGTTTCTGTGGAATTACAATATTCTTTTTCTTTAGATAATTGTAAATCAGAACATCCCAATATTTAACCGAACCAAGAACATCCATGTAATTAACTTTGGCTTCATATGCCATAGTCAAACACAATTCAATAAGTCTCATCTTATCTTCAATACGATCAACTAGTTCCACATCAAGAATGTTATAGTCAATAAAAGATTGAAAGTCTTTTGTATACCACTCACTGAAAGTTTCATATGGATTTGTATCTTTCTTTTGTCCAAGTTCTACATATGCGATATGAGTAAGTGCATATGACTCTTGACTTGTGTATGTAAACTTGTGATATAAGTCCAAGTAATCCAAGTGAGCAACACCTCTAATATCGTAGAGTTGATGATTCCTACCATTTCTGAAAACTTCTTTATCTTGAACCATACGCCATGGTGATAATCTTTTTAGTTCATCCTCACCAAACAAGTTCTTCATACGATTACATAGATAAGGAATATCAAAAAATTCTGTATTCCAACCAGTGATAATATCTGGTGGGCTGTTTTCCCAAAAGATAAGAAACTCTTTAAGTAAATGTATTTCACTCTCACATTCAATGTAAGTTACATCGTCACGACTATTAGTATATTTACCAACACCCCAAACAATAATTTGTTTGTTAGAATGGTTCTTTAAAGTAATTGATAGAAAAGGTTCTGCAGCCTCTTGTGGATTAGGAAACCCATTCTCACATTTAACCTCAATGTCAATAGTGTATATTAGAATCTGATCTAAATCCCAATTGACATCATTAGGATATTCTTCTGAAAGATAAGTATATGGATATTGGTTTAACCCCAATACCAACGATTTTTGATTCTCGTATGATTTTTGCCACTCTTTCGCATCTTTGATATTATCAAATTTGATTGGGGCAGCATTCTTGCCAGTAAGAGTTTTGAAACCGCTTACCTTTTCGCAGGGCGTGTACAAAGTTGGTTGGTATTTAACCTTACGAACTTGTCGTTTGCCGTTTACAACTTCTCTTAGAAAAAGTTGGTTTCCCCACTGTAAAATATTTGTGTAAAAGTTTATCATCATGTTCCATTGTATAGTAAATTGTTGGCATTGTCAAGTCTTTTATTCAAATAATTCTATTTGTTTTTTCTTGTTAACTGGTTTCATTGGGAAATAAATATTAATCATTTCTAGTCTATCATGTGCGGCAGATAGTTTATCTAGTTCAGCCATAACTGCTTCTGTTACATCTGAATGCTCTCCAATTCCTGCCGGCATTGTTTGATACACTGCAATATTTGCCTTGTGAACTTCAATTTGTCCTTCTGCATGTTTTTTTGCAGCAAAAATAATTTGTTCGCCTACTTTCATTTTGTACTCCTTTTATTGAGTTTTTGGGGTAAATCGTCCTCATCTGTTTTATCGCCTCTTTCAATCCAATCGGATAGAACGAATCTCCTATTTGGATTGACACTTACTTGAAACAAAGTCATAATATCTCTGTTAGCAAGAAAAGTACTTCTTGAATCTTTTTCAGTAAGTCCTATTGGTACATCTAAATATTTTCTATTATTAAATGTTATGTTTACGTTAACAATAGGTCTTTCATCTATTTTTCCAACATGTTCTGGTTTGGAAACACCTTGTAAGGCACTTGTAAATTTCTTTCCGTCTTTTTCCCACTTAACTGTTCTGCCGTTAATATCTACTTTGTCAACAACAAACATTGATGCATGTGTTCCATTTCCAGTATCGAACTTTGCTCTTAGTGGGCCGTAACCATCTATTTCAATTCTTTCTACATATCCAGATTCAGTAGGAAATGAATGTCTACGATTATTTGGTATCATAATAAACTCTAATAACTTTTCTACAATCTTAGATGGATTTGCATCACCAATATATGCATTGTTGTCTGATTCTGTATCAGTAGCATCATACAATGCAAAATTAGAACCAATACCAGCAGAACCATTACACTCTAAAACGTAAACATCTCCACTTACAATAGCATGGTCAACACCAACAACATATGCACCAACTGAACGAGATGCCCTTAGAATCACTTCTCTTTCTCTATCATTCAATTTATATGGTTCTGTTGTAGCACCTCTATGTCTATTAGACCTAAAATCTTTCTTTGCAGAAATCCTCTTTGTTGATGCTAGTATTTTACCACCAACTACAATTGTTCTTATATCACTATCGAATTTAAAATATTCTTGAATTAAAAGTTCAGCACCAAATTTCCATAATGACTGAACATTAGAAACTAAACTCTCGTAATCTTTAGCAATAGAAACACCAATACCTTGTGTACCAGTAATTGTTTTAATGATAACTGGAAACTTACCACCAATTCTTTTTAATCCATCTTCTAGAGACTTTTCATTTGAAACTATTGATGTTCTAGGAGTCGGTATACTGTTTCTTTCAAAAGATAAGAACGCTGACATTTTATTATCACATGTCAACATACCTTCTCTATTGTTAATCATAAACGAACCAGACTTCTCAAAAGATGTTAGTAGTGCGAGTCCGATTTCATCTTCTAAAACTCCAGCACGAACAAAACACACAGTCTTTCTAGTGTTAAATTCTACATCATTATCGTTACCATCAAAATTAGATACTGTTATTATTCCAGTTTCTAAATCATTAGCAGCGATCCATGCATCTCTAACATTAATGATGTGACATTTAATATTACGTTTTTCGCAAGCTTTCTGTAAAAGATTGCTTACTAGTTCTGGTTTTTTAGATTTAACTTTGGTTAGAATTGCTACTTCAATATCAGTGTCAACTTTGGCCTCAGTAAAAAAATCGGCAAATTTTTCCATACACCATCTCCAAGGCTTTATATTTCTTTAGTTTCTTCTTTTTTCTTTCCAATATTATATTTTGTCTCTAAAACCCACTCATTCTTTTCTTTGAATGAAATGATTTTGATTTGACTCAATGGTGCTATTGGTTCAGCCTCACCCTTTAGTGTTACCAGACCCCAATCACTTAATAGTTTACCGATTGTATTACGTCTTGCAACATCATTCTCACTTAAATTAGTTTCCTTACCATCTAGGGCAAAGAGTTCTTTAAAGTGAACTAAGTAATATTTACCTTGTTTATGTAGTATGTGGCAAGATTGATAGAGTTTCCTATCTTTTCTACTTGCAACACCAATTCTGGATAATGTCTCTCTCACTTTTAGAAAATCATCCGGCTCTTTTAAGACGATTTCTAACATATCGTCTTGCTTCCAATTCAGTTTAACCTCTTCCATTTTTTCCACCTTTATTCAAACTATCTTTAATAGTCTTTATCTGTTCATCATTAAGTATACTTAGAGCGGACTTTGCCTTTTCATTACTATATCCATAATACTCTTTTACATACTCTAGATCTTTAAGTTTACTTGCTTTCAACCAAGGATTAAATCGTTTCCTTGGTCTTAGACTATTTAGTAAAAAGTCAAACTGCAACTTATTGTCTAGGTGATGTTGACGGTTCATCTCATTTGCGAGATGTATGGTTTCTTGGTCTAATAAACATTTATTTATAATGAATGGTGCATACTTCTTTTCCCAAGTTTCGTCACCACTATCCATAAGACGTTCTTTAGTATAGTTTATAGCATTTAGGTATTCTTTCAATTCATACATGACTAATCTCTATAATCATCTAGACGGTTTGGATTAGTTATTTGTCCACCCATGTCCATTGTTTTAAATACAATACAAGTCCTTAGTTTATGGCACATCCTTGAAACAGGCAAAGCACCATGTGTAGTTTTCGCTGGGAAACAAATTAATCTATTACCCACATATTCTGCAACTTCATTACCCACGATTGTTCCACCCATGAAATCTTTTTCCCAATCCATTCTAGGATAATATATCAAGGTATAATCACCGTCATCTTTGTGTGTTAGTGGTTCTATACCATGAGTGTGGGCATTTAGGTAAACTCTTACCCATTCTAGTTTCAATTCAATCTTTCGCATGGCTGCATCCCAGATAGGTAAAAGCCAATCCATATTTGCTGAAAGTACCTCATCACGATTATGCATACCAGCAACATGCCAGTGTTTACTTGCACCACCTTTTCTAGAATTATAATCATACTTCCATGAAAGAGAATTTACTTCTTGGTCTATAAGTTCAGCGATATGTGGTTCAACCAGATTATCTACAATATTTAATTTATCATATCTCATTTGAATTTCACAGCCCCCATAATCTCTGTTAGACAAGCCAACAAGTTAATCTCTTGATCTGCAACAAAGGCAGACTTATATTGATAATCACCTAGAATAACCA